CTTTTACATTACCTCTAATTGGATGTTTATTAGGCGTCATCATATTCCAGAAAAGTTGATGATTATAGGCTCCACCTGCATTATTACGAACAGCGGCCTTTTTATTAACGGCCTTTTTAATTAAGTCTTCTAGAGGAGGCTGTGATACACCTATAGCATTATTTAACTTTTTTACATAACCCTTATAATGCTTATTATAGTGGAGCTTCATTGTCTCCTCATCAATATAAGGTTCTAACGCATTAAACGCGTATGGTAGCTTTACTGGCTTATAACCGCCTACCTCTTCAAGAATTTAATCTGCTAATTTATCATAGTTCATTTTTTACCACCTTTCATATTTGCGCACCAATGGTACATTTTTCCCTTTTCACCACCATATTTTTTAGCTTTCTTACGGAGTTCAGTAACGGATCCTTTACAGCTAGCGCCTGATTTTTTAACTCTGCCAGGTCTACTCTTACCTTTAACCTTACCATCAGCATAGTTTTCTGAAAAAAATTGTATAAATGAATTCATTTTTTAAGGAAGAGTAAGTCTTTGTAAGCTTTTTTACTGAGTTTTAAGCTATATACTATATTTATATTAACGAACCTAAAGCCTACATGTTCGTGACTTAATTTTATAAATCTCGATTTAAGTTTACTGTAAAAAATTACTCTTTTCGGTTTTTTGCTGAGAATACGCACCGGTACCATATCTACCCCGGTCTCTTCTTTAAATTCACGCTTCGCACCAGTTAATATATCCTCGCCTACTTTGATATGACCACCTGGTAATTCATACGTACCGTCTTTATTCTGTAGAAGTAATAATTTACCCATGTAAATTGCTATAGTTTTCGCTGAAATACTCGAATCATTCGCTGAGCGTGCTGAGCGTTCGCTTTCTTTAGTAAAATTAGGTGGAGACATATAAGTATTTATAAATATTTATGACATGTTTGGACTTATTACAATGTTACTCACAACACTCGGCGCGACAGGTATGGGCTCGATGCTCAAGATTGTCGGCGGTCTCTTCGCGGGTATATCAGATGCTAAAGACGCAGCAGCTAAAAGAGAGCTTATTAGAGATATGCAGCTTCAAAAAGCTGATCTTGAATTTCAAAAAGCCGTCTTTGGTGACATGGATAAAGACACATCTGCTTTTACCAGGGGTACTCGCAGGCTCATTGCTCTTATCGGGATGTGTAACTTTTTCGTCATCTCAGTCCTCTGCACACTATGGCCAGGAGTCGAGCTCGTTACCTTTACCCCTCCCGAAAACAAAGAGTCGTTCAAGCTCCTCTGGGGATTGGTTACTTTCCCCTCAGGTGCAGACATTACCACCTCAATTACAACGGGGCACATTGCTTTGGTATCAATCGCCACTCTGGGAGCGATAGTCGGGTTTTACTTTACACCAGGAGGTAAGAGATGATAGGTGATATATTGACGTTTATTGAAAAAGTCGGTTTACCTATTACAGCTGCATTAGCTGTTGGTTGGTTTTTATTTATAATTCTTAAATTTATTTTAGCTCAAGTAAACGATAGAATCTCAAGTTTAGGTAATGCTTTATTATCTTTAGAAAATAAAGTTGATGTTATGAATAACGATATCGTAAAAATTGATGCTTTATTTTCAAGTGCATTTAACGTAGAACCAAACCTTGACCGCATTGCAGCAAGTGAAGGTAAAGAAGATTGCAGAGACGATTAATTATGAGTGGTTACGAATTTTCACACTGGGCTGATATTATAACTAAATTTGGATTCCCTGTTATTGCTTTAATAGGTCTAGGTTCATTTATCTGGTATATCTGGAAATGGGTAACTGGACAAGTTAACCCTTCTCTGGATAAAGCTGGAGCTTCTTTAGGTAAACTTAAAAAACAAATACAAGCTCTAGATAATGATATGATAAGACTAGATATGAAATTAAAAATATTAATTCAAGAGCGTCATATTATTGATAAAAATAGAAAAGAACTCACATCAGACCAACAAAAACCCTACTAACCGCAGCTAGTAGGGGGCTTAGATGCTTTAAATTAAAGACTATCTAAGGGGTGAAAAAGTAGTTATTTCTTTGTTGAAGTACGCTTTCTCGGCTTCTTTACTTTTGCTGCTAATTCCTTAGCTTCAGCTTCAGCTTTTGCAGCTAATTCAAGAGTATCTTTAACGATTTGTTCTGATTTTGCAGCATTATTGCGGAATACCAAAGCCCCTGCAATAAAACCTGCAACGAAGATTATTAATGTAATTAGAATATCCATAAGACAATTATTTAATCAAAATATGACCGTGTTCAACAATAAATATTAATATGGACGACACACAATTAAAAAAACTTTCTAAAATTGAACTAGAGGAATTAGGTAGAACAAAAGGTATTGAATTGGATAGAAGATCTAATAAAAAAACATTAGTAACTCAGATATCCGGTTTATTTAAAAAAGAATCCTCAACGACATCTAAAGCAGCTAGTTCACCTGAACCTGTTAAATCACCTGTAAAACCAGTATCGCGCGGATTTCGTGTAAGTCCTGGTAAATCTAACGCATAATTTATTAAATAATAATATGAGCAATCTTTCTTTTAATAACGAACTTCTTTTTGGTAGCGGGTCTGTAACTGACGGTGTTTCAGGTATAGCGGGTACTAATACTTCAAAAATTCTATATAATGCTGATGATAAGGGTACTGATACTACTGTTGTTACGACTTCTGCTACGTTAGACGGTACTGAATATGAATTTGATTTATTTGCTGGCTATGATGGTAGTGTTCTATCTATTATCGATGAAAATCGGTTTGCGACACAATTTACTTTTGCATCCGGAGCAGCATCTCAAACTGAAACAGATTCTGGCTATATTTCAGTGAGTCCTTCATTGCGTAGATTATATACACTCGGTTACGTATAAACAATAATTAATAAACATTAAAAAGCCGTAATTTAAATTACGGCTTTTTTTTACTCTTTAGATTTAGAATCACTCGTCTTCCAGTAATATTCATCAGTATCACCGAGCCGATACTGATAACCATTCTCAACCTGGTAGTATTCCGTGCTGACTTTAAAGTCAGGCATCTTTGGCTTCGGGGGTGTAAGAGAATTGTCATAAACTCTCATCCTATTATTAGGGTACAACGCATATTGACCATTCTCGAGCTCAATACAGTTAAACGATTTATGTTCTTCCGGGATCTCTGCAGTTGAATAATCAATATTATCTGGATCTGAGTGGTAATTATCTAATGTAAACATGTACGTACCTTTTAGTACTTCATGGCTTCGAGTAAAAACTTCAAAGTCCATAGATCCAATAAATTGTTTAAATATTGCCGTAACTCCATAGTCCATACAATTCCAAAACTGTAAATCCTGCAACGGCAGATCCGGCGATGGTGTTTCAGGTGATGATACAAACGCTGAAATAGGCAGCTTATCATATAGTGCACCATACTCTGGTAGGTACGTTTCAAAGTAGAAAGCTCTACCAGGTAGTGATTTAGCACTAACCCAGTGACCTTCAACGAACTCCCCGTGACCTTCCTTACCATCGTGTAGATATTCTTTACGAATATATACTTTTGTACTTGGTAGTTTACATATTAATTCACTCATATTAAACTTTAAGAGCCATATCCCAAATGACTAACTGTAATCTCGGGCTAAACTTAAGTGTATGTTTCTTACATAACTCAGCTACCATTGCAGATTTAGCAGTATGCTCTTCTCTACTACCACAGCAAGGCATTAACCAAACTCTTTCACGGCTAACTAAACCATTATCAATATATTTTTCAAATAGTTCCATCTCATCATCTTCATTATTAATAACAAATTTAAAGCAAGAACCTAATTCATTATGATACTTTAACACATCGGGTTTATATCTACGCTTTTCCGGGTCACCATTGTTACTCATCTTCGGTGATACAGTAAACGTTGCCCTATATACTGTAGACCATTCTGGTAAAGGCATTAAAGAGCCGTTTGTTTCAAAGTCAATACGCGGGCAAAAACTAAACCTTTCCATAAAAGATACTAGCCATTCTATAAGTCGCTTCTGTTGTAGCAACGGTTCTCCACCGGTAATCTTAAGAATTGCACCGTCCTTGAGATTCTTAACAAACCCGTTATTCTCATAAAAATTATTAAGCTCTTCGTATGTATATCGGTTCTTCACAGACCAGGAGACGAACGAATCGCATCCATGCGGTGAATCTTCGGATGCAAAGCCTTGACATGTAAGGTTACACATAGCAAGTCTCATAAAAACAGAAGGTTCACCAATGAATTTACCTTCACCTTCTACTGTATAAAAAACATGATCATCGCTAAGAGATAGCGTTTTATTTAGATTAGACATACAATAA